GGTCGGGCACAGCCAATCTTCGAGCGCGACGAAGTCCGGCTTCCAGTGTTCCTTGTCGAACCACATCTTTACCGCGATGCCGTGCAACATCACCGCCGCGCCTGTCTCACGTATAAGGTGCCAGTACTCTCGCGAGCGTTTTAGCGGGCGGTTTGCTTCCTTAGTGATGATCTGTCCCCACGCTCCGGCCTTGTCCACTGGCGCATCCTCCAACGTGACGTGAAAGTAGTGCGCAGTTTTATTGAACGCATTTTCAAATTGTCTGCGCGCCGTCGCGAGCAGGTTTGAACAGGTCTTCGTGGAAAAGTTGCAGTCCAGCTTGTTCTCCGCCATTTGGGCATCGGTGTACGGCGGCAATCCGTTCGCTTGATTCTGGATGAGCACGCGGTTCTGTGCGCGAATCTCGTCCGCGAGCCGCATGTCTTGAATGATCTCGCCGACTTTGACGGCGGTCGATGTTTTGTCAGCACTCATGCGGTTGCAAGCTCAGCTTGCTTCGGGGCGGGCTTCTTCTTGACCGGAGCGCCGGGCGCTTCGATGAGCCCCGCTTCCAGCGCCTTCTCCAGCACGTACTGGCTCGCGCCGGTCGGCTTGAGCGACTCCGTCACCAGCGCCTTCGCGTGCTCCATACGGATGCGCCACATCGGAAGGAACGCCGCGATGTCTTTGCACCTATGAAACAGGGCCGCCTCCTTACGCACGAAGTCCAGCGTCACCGCGTTCGGCGGGTCTGCTTCGGTGCGTGCCGTCACGAACAGCGGATGCGTTGAGTAATTGGTCCCCCAGAACGATTGCACGAGGTTTGTGTGATGCGTTCGTGGCACGAGGAAGTCCGCTGCAATCATGTCGAAGGCACGCACGCTGTTTTGAAACTGCGCGACGCCTAGCTTGGAGGGCTTCACGGGACCGGTGAACTTTGCATCCTTCCAAAGATCGTCGAGGCGAGCATAGGTGTCCTGCGGCCAAACTCCAATCGCGCTCACGTAGCGTTGCGGCAACCCATCAGTTGGCTTCTCGTTGTCGATGATTGCACCCATGAACGGGCGCGGTGACTTGGCGTAGGCGTCCGCGATTTCGTCCAGCCACGTCGCCCGCAACGGAACGGCATCTGGCTCGATCCAGCAGTAAGGCAAGCGGTAGAACTCGTTCACTTGGCGGGCGACCGCACGAAAGGTCAAATTGGCGGCGAGCGGCCACCCTTTCACGCCCACGTTCACGAGCATGGCGCGGACACTGTGGAAATCGGCGCGAACAAGGTTGAGCATGGCCTTGACGCGCTCCGGTGGGAGTTCGGAGTCGGCGGCGATGAGCAGTGAGTGTTGCGATGCGTTGCCCAATTCAGAAATCCAACGGAGTAGAACTTCGGCGTTGTCGGCATCGCCAAGGTGAGTGGGCAGAACGACGATTAAGGGCTGTGTCATAATGGTAGGAGTTGCTGTGCGATGTTGGTGCGTGCCCACTCGCTTAGGGCTTTGTTGTGCTTGCTATGGTTACAGTGTGCGCAGGCTACACACAGATTCTCAACGGAGTGCGCTCCCCCCTTCGACAGCGGTACAATGTGGTCGAAGTGAATATCGGCGGTGGGGGTTCGCCGTTCGCAATAGTAGCAGTGCGCAAACGCCTTTGATTTGATGGCGGCAACGAACTCTTTGATACCTGCCAAGTTGACGGTCGCGGCCATCTTAAGTGCCCGGTACTTGGCGCGGTTTAGTTTGAGACGCCAACCATTCTTGAGTCGCCACTTTTTGTGCGCTGCCTTGTGCCGTTCTGGGTGAAGCAAGCGGCGTTGCTTTTCCCTTTCTCTTACGAGCAAGCGATGAGTTGCTCTGTACTTACGCAGAGGAGCGTAGGCGTTCTCGGGATCAGTTTTGCGGCGATGTTTTGCGTATGCCGCTTGTTTACGCCGGTGTTCTTCTATTTGTTCGGGTGTCCGGCGTGCCCATGAGGCTCGACCGAGTTCTCGGCTACGCTTCCTTCGCTCGGGCGAGGCTTCTGCCCATCGTTTTCGTTGATAAGCGTTGACGGCATCGCGGTTTGACGCAACCCACTTAGCGTGCCGTGCCGTTGCTTTTGCTCGCTCCGCGTCGGGCGTCATAGGTTTTGTCGTTCCATGGGTATCCAGCAGTGCTGCGGAAAGGCCCGCAGCGTTTCGTTGTCGGTGTGCGTGAGAATGTTGATAAGCGGCACGTGGCACTTGAGCGGTAGCGGGCAGGCACAAATGGCGCATGCATGTAGCCGGTCTTCGTCGATTAGGCGCAGCTTCATCGCGTCCTTCGCCTGCATTTGCTCCGCAATGGCGCGCACCGCGTCCGCTGTCAGACGCAGCCAGCGCGACCCTTCCTTGTTCTCCGGGCACCCCAGGCACACGTTCGCCCGCGCCTGTGCCAGTGCGATATTGACCGGGACCGCGCCGTCGCCGAGCCACTCAATCAACACTCGCGCGCCGTCCGCCACACGTCCGGCACGGCTTTTTGACTCGCGTGACGCTGGCACTAGTTTTTTTTTAGCGGGATCGACGCAGTGCGCCGGGTCTTGATGCAAGCGTGCGCAAGTGGCCTCCTCGATGTCATGCACCGCTTCCTTCGCTGTCGCTCGCGGCAGGCCGTTACCCTTGCGAAAGTCCGCGATCTGCTCCGCCAGCTCCCAGATTAGGCCCATGCTGCTGAACTTCTTGGTGGAGCCGTCAGGGAGCGCCTGCGGAAGTATCCACCCACCGGGCGGGACGACCATGAGGTTTCGTAAAGGCACAGTGCCTTATCCGTCGTTTATGGCGTAGGGTCAAGCAAGTGTTTCCAATGCACGTCAATTAGGATGTTTCGTATGTGCTCGCCCGTCACAGAGAACATGGTTGCCAACTGCGCCTTGGTGAACTTCCCGCTCTTGTTCAGCTCGCGAATCTTTAGCACATCGGAGGCGATCAACTTTTGCCAAGCGTGACGCCCCTTTCGCAGCGAGTCCTTTTGGTTGCCGCTGTTCGTGGACAGGAACAAGTGGTCGGGGCGCACGCATAGAGGATTGTCGCATTTGTGGCACACCTGAAGCCCTTCTGGAATTGCGCCGTGCGTTATCTCCCACGCAAACCGATGAGCCAGCTTATGCTTTCCTTGGTGCATGAACCTGCCGTAGTTCTTGGGGAATTTGTTTGTGCCTCGCGTCCATTCCCAGCAAGGCGTGTCAGCGTTGCGTTGGGCGATGTTGTAGGATTCTCGAAACTGCGCGATGAGTTCTTGCGGAGTGCGTGCCCTCATGCGTGCTCGGGGATGTCCGTTTGCGTCAACGACCATTTGGTATCTGCGGAAGGATGTGTTCACGGTAAGAAGAAGCCCGTCGCCGCGCAAAAGCCGTGTCGGCTCAGAGCGAGCCGCAATCGCGCAGCAACGGGCAAAAGGTTGGATGTCTTCACGCTCACGGAAGCGTGCGCCTACCCTACGGACTACGCCGCCGTTTTCAAGCGCATACTCGCAATCAGCTTGCGATGCTTTTCGTTCAATTCCGCAAGCCAACTGCGCCCGTTACTCTCCGTGAACTTGTCGCCTCCTAAGCGTTCGATTTGCAAACCGCGTTGGCGTGCTCCCTCGACCGCTATGGCCAACCAGTCGGCTTCGTCGGGGCTGTGGCCAATGCGTTGCTTGGTTTTATCCTTTGGTTCCACGTCCCGCTTGCTACCGGCGACGTACCCCCATTCGCGGTAGTAAAATTCGCGTGCGACCGTCTCGGGCAGCTCCCGCAACTGCTCGCTCTCGACCAGCCAGCGCACCGCGAACCAGAACTCCGTCACGCGCTTCCCGTATTCCTCGTCGCACCGCTTGAGCCGGCGCTGGTGCGTGTGCTGGTCAACGATGTAAAGGTCGAGACGCACCGGACGTTGGCTCGGGCGCCCGCCGAACTCCACCGGTACCGGGATAGTGTTGCCATAGACGCGGGCAAAAGCCGCTCCGAGCGTCCCGCGCCCCGTCGAGTCGTAGAACACATTCTCGACTGGGATGCCCTCGCGCAGGCACTCCTCCTGCACATGCGTCGCGATCTCGTCCTCCGGTTCCGCGCCGCGCTTGAACCCGACCTTGATAACGTGCGGCTTCTCTACGCGCACCAGCACGCGCCCGTCCGGGTCTTCGCCAAACTCAATCCAGCCGCCGACGCACCTGTCCCCGCCATACGCGGCGTCCA